ATGACTTTTTGACCATCACAGGCATAGAATCCATCATCTGATAAGAAGAATGTAGTACCAGCGTACTGAATAATTGAATTAGCCTCATAGCATCCTAAATTCCTACTAATATTATCAAACTGGAATATTAAAGGAGTGCCTACATAAGACATTCTATGAATTGATCTATCTAAAAATACTAGACCAAACTCTCCACCAGATAACCCTACAACTGAGCCACCATCAGGAATATCTTGAAAGTCTGCTTGGGTTGTTGCTGATGCAGTCCATGAACTTTCATCACCTAGAGCTGACCATTGCACTCGATTAGGATTATCTATCCCTGCATAACCTGAAACAACAAAGTCTCGAACTACTGTTACATACCGAGATTTAGGAGCATCTGCTGCCAAGTCTTGAAATGTCGCTGCTGAGTTAAGGTTGTAGCCCTGTATCCTATTACCACCATTGGCTGCAATAATTACATTACCAAATTGTGTAAATCTCCATCTCTGGTTGGTTGGTGTTGTATAGGTGAAAACAACTGTGCCTGTATCTGCACCACTACCTATATTCGTGCCTGAATTTGAATAAGTAAAGGTTGTTGTAGTTGGTACAGTAAGTATTGTAATAGTGCCATTAACACTTGGATTCGTTACCGCAGTTACAGTTACACTATCACCCACAGAATATCCATGCGCTACTGAAGTCGTAATCGTTGTTATATTTGTATTTCTAGCTACCGTTGTAATTGTTTTACTTGCCTTAGATACATTATCTAAAGATAAATCTGTTGCATCTAATTGAAATAGTTTTGTTGCACCACCTGCAAAAACTAAGGTAGCACCATTAACTGTCTTACCAGCCACCACATTCGTTAAGTTCTCTGATGCAGCTGCTGAATAATTAACAGCCGACTGTACTGGGCCATATCCGATAGCCTTTGGAAATACATTCTCAGCTCGCTGAAGTCCATTTGTAGTGCCTGGTTGATCAGGAGTCCATTCACCAAACGCTATTCTACTTATTGCCATGTTTCATTCCCAGTTGTCTGATTTGTCCAACTTGTACTTTCAATTGCAATAGGACTCCAAGTTTCTGCACCTGTAGTCTGGTTTGACCATGTGGTACTTTCAATAGCTACTGCTGACCAAGTTTCTGCACCTACCGACTGATCACTCCACTCATCGCCCATTACCCTACCATTAACAATAACTACAGCATTACCATTTACTACACCAATACCTACGAAAACTGCATTGCCATTTGCATCGACTAAAGCCTGACCATTTACAATTGCTACTCCGCTATATTGAACTCCACCAAGGCATACAACCGTTGCTGTACCATCTATCTGTGCTGCGCTTGTGCGTGTCCTAATTGCTTCTGCAACAACTGTTCCTGTGGCTGTTATTGCGCCCTCAGCAGTTCTTATTCGTATTGCATCTGAGACTACTGTACCTGTTCCATCTATCGCTGCCTCAGCATTACGAATAGCAAAACCATTTGCTACTACATCTGCATTACCATCTACTGAACCATCACCATATAAAACACAAGTATTTGCTGAGTTCCATATCGGATCATCAAAACTAATTGTTATCTGCTCTAATGTTCCAAATAGATCAATACTATCTATCGTAAATGGGCCACAATAGTCTGCTGGCATTATGCAAGTGTTACTGTCAAACTACCTGAAGTTATCTTAAAAATATCGCCTGTATCAATCGTCTTAGAAGTATTCAAAGGTGAATGATAAAGAAGATTACCACTTGTGGAGGCATCCCAGATACCTATCCATCCTACAGTTCCATACCCTGCCGTTGCCTGTGGGTATGTAATATCAGCAGTTGTTGTCGATGCACCATTACTAGGTGCGCCAAATGTAGCAGCCTGTCTTACATAAGAGCCACCACTTACTTCTGCTCCTGTACCGGCATCTGTTGGATCAGCCGTATGTAAACTAACATAGACCGCAGCAGGTGCAGTAAAAGTCGTTGCTCGTAATGTCCCATTGATTAGCGCATTTTCTAGGTAGTTTGAAATTTCAGCCATATTAAATCCTTTTAAGTAACTTTCATTTGTAATGGTATACCCGAAAACTCACCACTTTCATTCGCCTCAGTAATATTCTTAATTGCTCGATCATATAAGGTAGACCATAGTTGTGACCTAGCATCATTAATCAAATAAGGTTCTGCCTCGATTAAAGAAGCATAAAGAAGTGCATCAGGATAGTTTGCTAGAAATACATTTGATGTATTAGCCGTTGATAAGAATGTTGGCTTTGCATAATACAAAATCTCTAATGTATATATAGCATCAGGAATAGGAGCAAACTTGAACTCTGATGACAATAATGTATAAAATACTGGTAGCCCAATAATATCTGCCTTTGCCTCTCTTGAGAACGCACTTGGTGACATATAAGACAATGGCCTTCTTGGATTACCTTGAATAAATAGATCACGAATCTCTAAGAAATCTGTAGGTAAAGCTGTACGAGCATCGTTCGCTATTGTTGGTGCTGTTGCTGAATTTAACATGAGTCTGGTTCTTAACTCTCTGCCTAATCGAATTTCTGCAAAACGAATGAAGTCAGGTATCTGGGTAGTTAAATCACTACGACCTAAGTACCCTGCGACTGATGCTTGTAAGTCAGAATAGTTTGTATAACTCATATTTTCTTCTCTATGTTATCCCAACTGTATGTGTATGCGCCAATATGCCTTATTCCCATTGATAACTCATGGTCTACCCAAGTAGTAATCCCAACATCTTTAGCCTTTATACAAAAATATATATCTTCACCCAAAATCTTGTTATCAGGCAATTGCTCAAAGTAAAAATAAGGTTCTTCTAACTTAGCAAATACTTCAGTCTTAATCATCATTACCCCACAACCTATCCCATCTGCTTGACTAATCCCAGTCATTACATTTGAATAAATCGGTAACCAAGAACAACTACCATCTTCTTCTATCCGCAAATTTTTTGCAGTTGGAGTAACTGGCTCACTTCGAGTAGTTGCATTTACTCCAATAATATCTTTATCATGCGCTAGAAGTCTTGTAATCGTATCCTTTGGAAAACGCATATCTGCATCTATAAACACAATGTAATCACATTTTGCATCTATTGCTGTATGAACTAATTTGTTTCTTTGGTCAAATATTAATGTACCCGATGCTGTATAAATATCTAACTCATGGTCTGTAGTCTTACACATATAACCAACCATCGCTGCTAAGTCAAATGCAGTCTGTACTTCCATCTGTCCTCTAGCCGGTATACATATTGCAAACCTCATACATTACCACCACGAGTACGAAATACACGATTCTCAGGATTATTTAACCACTTACTCAAAGCCTTTGGATCTGTAATGTAATAACCTCTCATAATACCTAATTTATTTAAATCTTCAATTATTAGGGGAGGCAATTCTGCTATCTTATTTCTTGGATCAAGAGGCTTATCACCCCAATTTGTCTTACCACTATTACGATTAAACTGTTGCTTAGTATGCTCTGCAAAATCACCCATCTCTGTCTCAGCATGAATAATAATACCGCCTTCACCATCAGCATGAGCTGTTCTGGTTATGCCATTCATACTTCCTAAATTACCTCGTTTACCTAACATTTGCTCTCCAAAAATAGGAGTAGGTTTCCCTACCCCTAAGTTTTAAAAATTAGCTCAAGTCAAATACACCACCATGAGCTGCTTCATTGCGAACCTCTAGGGTTAATTCTGCCAAGATTTGTGTCTTGTCATTATCCCCTGATTTTGCGAGATCATTCGTTTGGAATGGGCGCAAATAAGCTAATGCTGCATACTCTGGATCGAGTATGAGTGCATCACGAGTACGCATAAAACGATTTGGCACAATCTGTAATACACCAAAATCAGACTGATACAAATCAGCACCAGCTAGGATAGTTGCCATTCCGTTTGTTGGTACTTGATAACGCTGTGCTGCTAGACCTGTAAAGGCTGATACAACTTGCTTCTGTGCAGGACTTACAAACAAAGCTGCTGGAGTACCACCGCTAGTAAATACTTTAGCGATAACATCTTTTAGCAATGTTTCTGTAAATGCACGAGTTGTACCATCTGTACGAGTAGATACTCCAATTGTTGTTGGATCAACACCAGTTACTGAAGTACCATTCTTGCTTGTGTTCGTCTTGATATAGCTCAAGAGTGAACCCATTACACGAGCAGTCGTAGCACTTGTACCGTTTGACTGACCTTGGTTAGCAGTAATAATTGCCTCTATGTCCCGCTTGATTTCGCTACTTGCCTTGGCTAATTGATAAGCCTTTTCAGACTTACGACCAGCTTTGTCTACTGCTTCTAGAGTACCTGATACTTGTACTGTCTTACCTACAATTTGCGTAAAGTTACCAATACGAACTGTTGGGATTACAGTAATTGAAGTAGCATCAGCACCTTCGATTAATGCGTTTGCAGTAGTTGCAGCAGCTAGAGTATCTGTCTGCCACTCGTGAAAAGTGCCAGTAGCTTTACTCTTACCAATCGAATTCATAATTGGTGTATCAGTTGGTGCAATACTATAAATTACATCGCTTAAATCTTCTCGTGCGCCTATCGCACTATATCTGTCAAATGTTGGCATGATTCATTTCCTTTATAAAAATCGTTCAAATAACTTTGCAGCGTCTTTCTTGTTTCCAGATTGTCGCAAACGCTCAAAGTCCTTTTTTTGTCCTTCTTGGTCAGAACTCTTAGGGTTAGAAGTTCCTGGTCTTAATGTCTTTGGTGCTGACTGTACTTTCTTTAGTGTACCTGATTTACCAGCTACTAATTTGTCATACATCATCGACTTATAAAGAGCTGTTACAGCTCGGCTATCATAAACTTGGCTAAGTTCTTGGTCTGAGAATCCAATAGACTTCGCATATACACGAATGTCTCTACGAATCACCTCAGCCTTTGCCTCATCCTTAAATTCAGGAATAAGATCAACTAGCTTTTGTTGTTCCTGTTGGACATGAGATTGCAATACTTGGCTCTGTTGTTGTGCCTGTTCTTGCTGTACTCTCTGTCTTTCAGCTCTGATAGCATAGATTTGTTTTTCCTTTTCAGAACGATCTGCTACGGCAAGTGCATAACCAATCGGATCATTTTCTCTGAGTTGAGACAAATCCTCAGTACCCGACTGTTGTTGTAGCATCTGCTCAATAACTTGTAATCGTTGTGCGTAAGTATCACGAACCTTTGCTGTTTCTGCAATCTTACTGCGCTCGACCTCTACGGCTTTGCGCTGTTCCGCTAAAGATTGCGTCTTTTTCTGATAATCGGCAGTTCGACTGTATCCGTTCAGTAGCTCATCAAGGCTTACCTCCAACTCCTCACCGTTAGCTTTCACTCGGTATTTGGGAGATTCCTCTACTGCTTCATCTTCGTATTCAGTATCATCCGCACTTGCATCCGTATCGAACTGTACTTCTTCACGATCTTCTGGGTGAGCTTGCGCTTCCTCGGACTGTGGCTCAATCATAGACATAAATGCGTTAGCTGCACCGCTTATCGATCCATCTACACTCCCATTTGGGTTGGTGTTTTCGCTCATTTTATTACCCTTTTTTCATTGTTAAAAAACTTTAAATCGCTTCTTTTCAATTTGTACTTGTTGCACGAGTGATTGCAAAGAGGCTTCTAATTCTTCAATTGCTCTCAGTTTAACTAATGCTCTCTCTCGACCTTCAACATCATCATCAGCAGAACCAAATATAGACGACTTATAAAAATCCTTCTGTGCTGTCAAAATCTCAACAAAGAACTCGTCTCTTAATAAATTGTTTGCTCGTTCTGCCTTATTCATTGCATCCCCATCTCAGCAGCCTTCAATTGTGTTTCTGCCTGAAACTTAGCAGTTTGCAGTTCTAATTGTGCCATTGCCTTCTCACGCTCAAGTTGTATTTCAGCACCAGCCTTCTCTCTAGCCAACTGAATATCTGCCTGAGCCTTCGCTTGATCTTGTGCAATCTTCGCCTGAGTCTTGGCTTGATCACCTTGAATCTGTGCTTGTACCTGTTGCGTATAAGCCATGACCGCGGGATCTTGCTGTGGTTGCTGTGGTGGTGGGTTAGATAACATCTGATCTTGCTCAGGAGTAATCTCTTTAAAGAACTCGGTTGAGTCTTTATAACCTGCTGCCTCAATAAAT